TCTCTGGCTAATACGGAACCTCAGTACACTTTCAGGTGGTCAATGGCCACCCGAGGCAAGCAATTATATTGATATGAGCAACAGGAGCCGTTCAAGAAAGCCGGCCTTTATCACTCCTATTGAATATGCGGCGGAGCTGGAATCCAGGCTTGAGCAATGCGGGCAAGATGGCCTTATCCTGGAGGCGATAGAGGGCTGGGGGAAGACGGAATCATCCATGGCAAGTTATCTCCGGATGCCGGTCTGGTCGGTCCGGAAGCGGTTAAAGAATGCCCTGCGTTATGTGTCCAGTGGTCGTGACCGGCGGTGGCATGACACCAAGAAACGGAAGGGTAAAACTTACCGGGATTTTATAAAAAAGGAGTAACTAATGGCTAATGAACAGGAACTATTGAGAAGACCAGAGAGGGAACACTCTTGCACAATACACTCTATGGGTGACAGGTGGAATACTGAGGATTGTCTTGCTTGTGCTTATGAGAAAGGGGCTGTAGCCCAAATAGCCAAACTCAAGGCTATGGGCTATGAGCAGGTGTGGGAGGAATGCCCTGACTGTCACAATGGACAGATGCCAGAAACAGGTAGAGGTTCTGATGGGTTTATAAGATGTGAAACCTGTAAAGGCACAGGCAAGACAACTAACAAGGTGAAATGGGATAGGGAGAAGGTGGCAGAAGTAATTAATAAAATACCTAGAGATGGTTGCTGTTACGGCGGGGATGTAGCCGACCAACTCTATAATAAACTAACAGGTGAGGATAATGACAAGTAGGGACCATTATAAAAAGACCTACGTTGTCGGGTGCAGATTGTATAACGACTGCTTTACTTGCCCGCTACCTGACTGTGTTTGGCATAAAGTTAACAAAAGGCTCGAGGATGCGCTTGTAAGACGCTGGATGCCTGTTGTTGAGGAAAAATTAAGGGAGAGGGTGTTATGAATAAGTGGATTGCATTAGCTGTTGTAATAGTGGTTGCTGGTTTGGCCTTTGCCGGGGGTGCCATTTACCAATATTCCGAGGACAAGCCAATAATAGGAGCTCAAGAGGCAGAAATAAAGCAACTCTCGGTAGCGTACACGGCGTTATTAGCGAGGTACTATGACTTCTTTGACTATTCGGCTAATGTTCGGGAGATTACAGTAGAGCAGGCGGTGATTTGGTTAGACCGAGCAGCCTATAGCCATGAGCATAACCTTTTTGATGATGATCCCGATAATGATGAGTTTAATTAGGGATGCATTGATAGGTACGCCTCAATTATAGAACTTTTATTGAATCGGTAAGGAGGTACCGGGATGACAGAGAAGGAACTAATTGAACTATATAACCGAGCGGAAATTATGAAAGCCTGGCTGGTTAATACGCTTCATCTTATGGAGCTGGAGCTAAATACTCCGAAGGGGGAGGAATGACTAAGCAAGAAGATTGGACGGAAGGAATATCGGATGGATTGATTTTGCCTTGTGCTGTATGCGGTAGGGAGAAAATTCAATTTGATTATACCGTCACTGATGAATTATGGCGGGATATAGTTCCTGCTAAAATGAGGCTTGGTGTAGTATGCCTCCCCTGCTTGGATAAACTGACAAAGGAAAGGGGGGCAGATTTGGGAGCAAACATCATCTGTTTACAATTCACCGGACAAGACATAACCATAAAGTTCATACCGCACAGCGTATATCATTACACCACACAGGACAAGCTTTGTATGGAACATCAAGCGGGGCAGCTGAAGAAGGAAGATTGCTGGTTTTGTAAGTCTAAGGAGGAGCAGGACAGGATACTGGAGAGGGTGCGCTCAAAGCTAAGTACTCCGGTTAGGCACGATTGATTAATTGAGTGTGGAATCAGGCCGTTTTTAAGTTAATCAGGAATAGGGCTTGACAAAGCAGCGGAAAGAGTATATGTTATCATTAACCGAATGGTATCGGAGCCTGGTCGAGAGGCCGGGCTCTTGCATTTAAGGAGCAAATGGATATTCAGAAAATCCCCCTTGAGATGATTAGGTCGGCCGCTTATAATCCTCGGAAGGACCTTAAGCCCGGCGATTTGGATTATGAGAAGCTCAAGAAGTCGATGGGTGAGTTCGATTTTATCGAGCCACTGGTCTGGAACAAGAGATCTGGCAACCTGGTTGGCGGTCATCAGCGCTTGAAGGTACTGCAGGAATGGGGCAAGACCGAGGTTGATTGCTCCGTGGTTGATCTGGATGATACCAAGGAGAAGGCTCTCAATCTGGCGCTGAATAAAATCTCCGGGGAATGGGACAATCCATTATTAAAAGATTTACTGCTGGAGCTGGATACAGGGGCATTCGATATTGAGATAACCGGCTTTGACATGGATGAGATAGCGGCATTAATGAATCAGCTATTTGTGCCGGAAGAGGGAAAGACCGAAGATGACCATATCCCAGAGGCCACAGAATCAATCTGTAAGAAGGGTGACCTTTGGAAGCTAGGGAATCATCGGCTATTTTGCGGTGACGCCACTGTTATAACCGATGTGGAGAAGTTAATGGGTGGTGAGAAGGCAGACATGGTGTTTACTGACCCGCCCTATGGGGTGGACTATCACGGTGGCACTATAAATGATAAGCAGAGAAACGGTATTAAGGGCGATGCGACTGATTCAAAAGAACTCTACAGGGATGCCCTTTCTAATGCAGTCATAACAACGAAAGCAAAGGCGGCATTCTATATCTGGTTCGCCAGTTCTCATATTGTGACTACGGCGATGGCACTACGAGATGCGGGCCTGAGACACAAAGCTCTCATTATATGGCACAAGACGAATGCAGGGTTTGGGAGTTTAAATCATCACTATAAGCAAAAGCATGAGCCTTGTTTTTATATGTCAAAGCAAGGTGAGGCCGAGTTATGGTGTGGGCCTTCTAATGAGGTCACAGTTTGGGATATAGCGAGAGATGGACGGAACGAATACCATCTTACACAAAAACCAGTGGCTCTCCCAGAAAGGGCAATAGGTAATTCAAGCCATCTCAACGATATTGTCCTTGACCTCTTCGGTGGCTCAGGCTCCACACTAATAGCCTGTGAGAAGCTATGTCGACGATGTTTTATGATGGAGATAGACGAGCATTACTGTGATGTTATTATCAAGAGATACGAGGACTTCACAGGGAAACAGGCGGAGCGGCTATAATGGCAAGGAAGTTAAGTGATAAACAGCGCGCCTTCACTTTGAGGGTGTTCGAGGCTAAGGAAGAACCGGGGCCGATTTATCTGTCAATTTATGCAGTGAAGTCCATGGCGGTGGCATCAGCTGCAGGCTCTAGACTGTTAACAAATGTTAAGGTTCAGGAATATTTGAAGGAGCTAAGACAAAAGACAGAGGATGAGTCGGTAGCCACTGTCCTGGAGCGGAAGCAGGTTGCTACCCAGATTGTCAGGGGCCGGTTCGCTGATTTTATGACTAATCTCACACCGGAGAAGTTAAGGAGTCCAGCCTTAAAGAGGATTAAGGTTACCGAGGGCCCCACGGGGGGCAAGACGACAACCATCGAATTGCATAGTCCTCTGGAGGGTGTTGACCGGCTGAATACGCTGGATCAAATATACAAAGATGGGCCGGCTGTTGTTGTGGATGCCAGGTCAGTGAATATAGGAGAAGGAGCAGGGGAAGATGCCAAGGATAAACTCATTGCTGAGGTCGCTCGCGTTGCTGCCAGAATCAGAGCAGGTAAAGATAATCAAGGACCTGAAGGACGAGAAAGCGGGTGAGCTATTATATGATTGGGATTTCCGGGCGCGGCCGAAGCAGGTAGCTCCTGATTGGGCCTGGTACACATGGTTATTGCTCAGTGGGCGTGGTGGTGGCAAGACCCGGGTTGGTTCCGAGATGGTCCGGAAGTGGGCGAAGGAAGGCTATAGTCCTATTGCTCTGGTAGGCCAGACGAAGGGTGATGTCCGGGATACGATGGTTGAGGTTGGTGATTCTTCCATCTTGAAGATAAGCCCGCCTGATTTCCGTCCTCATTATGAGTCATCGAAGCGGCGGTTAACATGGCCGAACGGTGTTGTCGGTATTATCTATTCCGGTGATGAGCCGGAGCAGCTCAGAGGTCCACAGCACATGAAGGCGTGGGTAGACGAGCTGGCAAAGTTTAAGTATCCCAATGATGCCTGGTCTAATCTTATGTTCGGACTCCGGATTGGTGATAATCCTCAGTCAGTGGTGACAACCACTCCGAAGCCGATTAAAATCATTAAGGAATTGATTGCGGATCCAACTACTGCAGTTACCCGGGGTCATACCCTGGAGAATCAGGATAATCTCAGCCCTGCTTTCGTAAAGTATATATTAGCAAAATATGAGGGGACCCGACTGGGCCGGCAGGAGCTGGCTGGGGAGATCCTCGATGACAACCCCGATGCTTTATGGCAGAGGGACCAGATTGATGCTCTCAGGGTCAGGGAAACCCCAAAGCTGCACCGGGTGGTAGTAGCGGTGGATCCGGCAGTTTCGGTGTCAGAGACGAGCTCGGAGACGGGCATTGTCGTGGCTGGTATAGCCTGGGTTGGTGATTTGCTCCATGGTTATATCTTGGCCGATTTGACACTCAAGGGAAGTCCTGACCAGTGGGCCACGGCGGCCGTGACCGGATTTAAGCAGAACGCTGCTGATCGGATAGTCGGGGAAGCCAATAACGGTGGCGACATGGTTGAGTACACGGTCAAGACGGTCGACAAGGATGTCCCATTCAAGAAGGTTCATGCCAGTCGGGGTAAATATACCCGGGCGGAGCCGGTATCGGCGCTCTATGAGCAGGGTCGAGTTCATCATGTCGGGTTTTTTGGTGAGCTTGAAGACCAGCTCTGTGAGTGGGTACCCGGGGATGATTCCCCTGATCGGCTTGATGCCCTGGTATGGGCAATCACAGAATTGATGCTCGAGGAGATGGAGCCGGAGGAGACGACGGTGGTTTACGACTCGATGCGTGGGATTAATCTGGATTTATAGCTTACCATAATGTCAGCCGGTTCGAGGCTAAAAGGCACATATCCCCACCGGCGGGATGGAATAAAAAGGGGGCACGTTATGGGTACTAGAGAAAGTCTGGGATGGGTAATTCTGGCCATAGGTATTATTTTGGTATGTGGCGCTATCGTCATTAACATGTTCTAAGTAAGGGGTGATTATGTCCGATAAAGAAAATGCCAAAATCAAAGAAGCGCAGCCGACGGATGAGCTCGGCGAGATTATTCGGGAAGCCACGCAGTCTGTTGAGGATATGCTGGCGCTGGAAGACGCGGGATGGATTAACCTTGGCTCACAGTCTGCTGATGTTATTACTGCTGCAGCCCGGGTTACTAATCTTAAGCTCTCCAGGCTCTATGCGGTCAAGGACCCGCTCGGGAAGCAATCTATCCGGTTGTGGACCGATTATACCTTTGGCACTGGCATGACGTGGTCTGTTAACGAGGATAATAAAAGGACAAAGGATGTTCTAGAGGCTTTCTGGAATGACCCAGAGAATAAGTCGGTATTATCCAATCGGGGTCAGCGGAAGTCATCTGATAAATTGCTCATTGATGGTGAGGTATTCTTTATCGTATTCCTCGGCGCTCAGGGCAAGGCGACCATTCGGTTTGTCGAGCCGCTTGAGATAACTGAGATAATAACCGACTCGGATGATAAGGAGAAGGTGTTATTTTATAAGCGTTCATGGTCGGGCCCACAGGGGGACGCGCATACGACTATATATCGTAGCCACACTAATCTTAAGGATGAGAAGGGCGTTGACTCTGCCGGGAACTTATTGTCATCTACTGATGATGGCCTTGTCTATCATCTTACTTATAACACGACCACGAATCGCGGCAACCCTCTATTGCTGCCGGCGCTTGATTGGATTAAGCAGTATAGGAGATTCCTGGCATCTCGGATAGCGGTCATGCTGGCCCTGGCTCGGTTTGCCTGGAGGACTAAAGTAAAAGGCGGCCAAGCGACTGTTGATACTATAAAGGCCCAGACGGAGGGGAAGGAGATCGCAGCCGGCTCTCAGTTATTGGAGAACTTCGGCTCGGATACTACCCCGATAAAGACGGAATCAGGTGCTACCGCAGCCTTTAGGGATGGCAAGATGATTCAGCACCAGATATTTGCTGCAGTAGGCATCTCGGAGCAGTATTTCGGCGATATCTCCACAGGTAACCTGGCTACTGCCAAGACGGTAGAACTGCCGATGAAGAAGATGTTCGAGTCTTATCAATCTATCTGGGATGGTGCCTATCAGGACATTGACGAGATTGTCCTGTTCCATAATAAAGTACCTGCTGACAAATGGTATGTCGACCGGGACTTCCCGAGGATTGACGAAGATGATGTGGCTGCATTTGCCAAGGCAATAATGGATACCGTGGGCACGTTCCCTGAGTTCGCTGAGTCACCGGATGTCCAGCAGGTTGCCCTGATGAATATCGGTATTGACGACCCGGCGGAGGTCATTGAGGCGCTTACCCAGGAAGCTAAGAAGAACCCGTCTATTAAGCTATTAAAGGCCGTTAAGGCTTTCAAGGAATCATTGGAAATAAAACTAAAGGAGTAAATCATGAAAGAGGACAGGGAAAAAGTCGCACAGAAACTGGCGGAAAAGAACGGGGCCAAATGGGATGGTTTGACCGAGATCATGCAGAATGCCTACCTTCACAATGCGGACGAGGATATCAAGACCCGGGCAGCGGCTCCGGTTATTGTGGATGGGCAGGAGGTCAAGGTTGCCTGCAAAGTCTGTGGAGACAAAGCGTATGTCGGTGAAGAGGCTTGCCCTGAGTGTAACCCTGTGGGACTCCCGGCTGGAGAGGTTCATCCTGGCGCTGCGAAGGCAGAGGTTAAGGAAGAGGCTAAAAAGCTAACAGTGGGGATCGGGAATATCGACCTTTGCTTATCCTGCAAACTGGATTATCCGGGATGCGATTCCCCGAATGTCGAATATGGCACCGACCCGGAAAGGGCCGACAAAGTCGTGAAGTGTGAAATATACTCACCTACCAAACCTACACATCTTATAGTTAAGCCTGGTCAAGAAGAAGAAGCCAGGGAATTAATCCGAGCCACCCGGGTGTTGAAGCCCAGCGAATACAGGTGCAGGAAGTGCTCGAAGCCTGGTAAGACCGTTATCCACATGGTGAAGAAAGACGGCAAAGGCATAGGAACTAAGCATGCGGAGTTTAAGGTCTAGCTAAAAAGGTTAAAGGGGCGGATATGAGTAGAGAAGAGGTGAAGGGGAGATATCCTAACTTTGATGGTTGCCTAATAGTATCTCCTAAGAATATGGTACTGACAAAGGGTGAGGTAATAATACCCCTAAGTAAAATGGCAACCAAGGAAGGTATCGTAATAAAAACAGTATTGGGCGGTAGTGAATTAGGCCGTGAGGATTATATGACAGTTCTCCGGGAGCTTAACCAGATTATAGATCTGCTTGAGGCGGAGATTCCGGCCAATCCGGAGAGTCCTAAGAATAAGCGGCTCCGCCGGCGTATGGAACGGTTAATGGCCAAATACTTCAGGGACCTGGCTGATGCTTTCCCTTATGCCCAATTGGCCAGCATTTATAAC